TTTTGGTCGCCGCTGTTTAGGTAGCCGCTGTTTCGGTAGCCGCTGTTTCGGTCGCCGCTGTTTTGGTCGCCGCTGTTTCGGTAGCCGCTGTTTCGGTAGCCGCTGTTTCGGTCGCCGCTGTTTAGGTCGCCGCTGTTTCGGTAGCCGCTGTTAAAAAGACCTGTATTTTCTATCCCTGTAAAAAACAAGTCCGGGTGTTCACATTCTCTTATCCAGTCGGCATTAATAGGATAAAAATTTTCTCTGTCTTTTATCACATTGGCGAGTTCTTCATAGGTTTCCACATTGCGTACCTCATCGCTAAATTTTCTGTCCCATTCATAAGCCGCAATAATTCGGTCTTTCAATTCTTTCAAGTTCATAATTTTAAAATTTTGGGTTTTAATTACTAAGGGATTATCTCTTTTTTATCTTTCTTTTCTCCGCTTTGGTTGCATCTTTGAAATAATCCGGATTGTACACAAGTTTGTCCGTTTATCATCTGCATTTCACGAAAGCATTCTTTTCTAAACCTTTTTTCTTGCAAAAGAAAATAATCTTTGTCAATCTCGGTTGCGTAAAAGTCGAATCCCATTTTGAATGCGGCTATGCGGCTGCTTCCGCTGCCGAGGTGGGTATCGAGGATTTTATCACCGGGCTTGGCGAATTGACGAAACAGGTAGGCGTACAGGGCGACCGGTTTTTGTGTGGGGTGGATTCTCTCCTCCTTATGCTTCATGTTTTCTTGTAACATTCCTTGCCATCTGTATTTGAATTTTCTGACAGCTGTTTTAAATGATGTCCAAGCCAACTCACAATCTGCAAAATCATTTTGTCCGTTGTCTTTATCCCAAACCATCCAGCAACTCGAATCAATCGGTATACGCGATATAAAATGATTCGCTCCAAATACTATTTGATTTTTAGAAACCCGAAAAAGCTGTGTAAAATATTCTTTCGAGGGCGGTTCTTTATCCCATGATTTTGGCGTATACAATCTCGATTTTGCAAGAACGCTTCTGCTATGATTCTTTTTTCCGTCTTCTCCTATTCCATAGGGCGGATCGACGACGGCGAGGTCGAAGTATTTGTCGGGCATGGTACGCATGTAATCCATGCAGTCTATTAGATAAGATTCACTTATTGGTGTCATAAGGTCAAAATTTTATATTTTTGATATTAATAACTGACCGTTTTTTGTTTCGTATTTGCTACAAAGGTTTTGTTAGATCCTTTGAGATTAATTTCTCCAAGATTTTCCCAATCTCCGTTTGCCCATACTTTTGTGATACACGAGCCTTTGTATTTGTCAAGGTTGGCTTTGATTAGCTTTTTTGCCGAAGCAAGCGAGTGAAATGTAAATGTATCGTTCCTTTCCTCGCATTCCACATCATATTCCCACTTTTTTGTGTCCTTGTTAAATTTATCGCCTATATATTTATAACATATAGGCTCGCTAAAATAAATTGTGTAAGTTTTCATAACTCTTTTCTTTTTATTCCCGGGAAACCGCCCGGTCGATCATCTTTGATATTGCGAATATAAGCACTTTATTTTAATTACCAAAACTTTTAACTATTTTTTTTGTTCTCCGTTTTTATTTGCGTTTTTATGTATTCCCACCCCTTTTTATCAATTATTAAATTACGCGGATATTCCATTATTTCACCCTTTGTGTACACCAAATTATAAATGCCTAATTGTCCTTTTATGGGCACTTCTACTACCTTGCGCGGATTCCGCAATAACCAGCCATACCCATTTGTAATATTAGGCCGTTTATCTCTCGGAATACGTGTTTTATCCCAGTCGTCGATAGTAAAATCTTTTATCGGCTTGACATCATATAATTCGACTAATCCTAATGTTACACCGCTTTCCATACCCGGTATTACCGGTTTTGAAGAAGAACAAATAAGTATATCACCGCGATAAGAAGTATTTCTACTTCTTACTTCTATCGACTTAACACCATATACAAGACCCTCACAATCCATATATGCGGGCGTTACTATATCGTTTGCGTATGGCTGTTTTACTGTTAATGCTCGCCAACGATCATGTTTTACCGGATCGTAGCAACTATTTTTAAACTGCATCGTTATCGTTATCGTTATCGTTATCGTTATCGTTATCGTTATCGTTATCGTTATCGTTATCGTTATCGTTATCGTTATCCATAGGCGGAGCAAAACCTATTTTTTGCCTCACTTCTTTTGTCTCGAAAACGACAATAACGGTATCTTTTTCTGTACGAACACCGATTAATTCGCTGTCCTCGGGTATTATCATAGTAATTTCAAATTTCTTTCTCATCAAAACGGCAAATCATCATTTTCGTTATTTTCTTCTTCCGGCTCGGGAGCGGGAATATTATTACGATTATTCTTTGAAGATAACATTTGCATGGAATAACCGTAAATTTCCGTTACGTATCTCTGTATGCCTACATTATCCATGTAATTTCGTGTTCTTAATTCTCCCTCAATATATAATTTATCTCCCTTTCTTACATATTGGTTTACTATATCTGCCAACTTATTAGATAATACTATATTGTGCCACTCTGTTTTATCCGGGATTGTTACACCTTGTTTGTTAGTAAAACCTTTTTTTGTAGTTGCTACCGAAAATTGTGCAATTGTTCCGCCATTTTCAAAGGTCTTATAAGTGGGATCGCCGCCCACATTGCCAATTAATATTACTTTATTTACGCTCATAACAGAATTAATATATAGTTAATAATACATGAAATCGTCCATATATAAGACACAACCGTAAATGCCACGAACGACCAAAATACAATTTTATAACCGGTTTTTGTTTTTATCTTCATTACTCTTTAAATTTTACACAATCAAACAAATACTTTTTTTTATTATCCGACCAACCGGCCGCGATATTCAAAGCGACCCTATCATTATCATGTACAAATTCGCAATAAAATTCAGAGATACTAATATGTTCTACAATACGCACCAATTTACCAATTAAATAAAAACGGAAACCATAATAACCGCTATTTTCCCCTACAAATATTATTCGGCAAATTTCATTTACTTGCGGCAAATTTTCTCTCTGTGGGACTTTATTAGGGCTATAACGGCTTTCTCTACTTATAAAATCCCTTTGTATAGAACGCCGGGAAATAGCCCTAAAATCCGTATTTTTTTTTACTCTCATCTATATAACATTTGATATTCTGTTTTTAACAACTCTATTAATTTCATATTTGAATTATATATTCGCATATTTTTTCTATCGCCATTTTCCCAACGGTTGTGTGCTTCAAAACAAAGAATATTTATATTTCTCGGATCTGTCGCCATTTCGGGAAATGCTCCTCGGGTCAAAATATGAGAGCAATATACAGAAGAATAATTATATAACGGGCGTAATGTTTCCTCGCAATAATGCGGCTTGTTTGCCCAAACCCAGCGGAAAAATTTCTCGTTCGATTGTGCGGTTTCTATAACGCCACGCCCAAATAATTCTTGTTGGATTTCTACACGTAAAAATATATCCAAAGAAAAACGTTTGTCTAATAGAGGGGAATACCCTCTATTAATGACAAACAAATATTCTTCTCTATTGGTTATTTTTATCGGCTCAATCATTCGCTGTATTCTTCGTCGTTCTCGTTATTAAAAAACCCGTTATCGGCTTCCGGTGTTGGTTCTCCGTTAGGATCAAATAATTCTAATTGTGCTTTTTTCCCTTTAAACAAGAAAAGGTAAGTTTCTTGTTCTATTTTCGATATAATGTTTTCTAATTCTTCTTCAAATCCGAAACTATCGGCGTTAAATTTTATCCTCGGCGAATTAATATTCGTTTTATAACCAATAGCAACCGTAAACAAACCGGTAATTATAACCCCGACATTATCATCTTTCCCGGACAAAGAAACGCCCCTTATTTCTATATTTTGTAATGCTTCTTCGGCAAAATCCCGGGCGATATTTTTTTGCTCCTTAGTTGCCTTAAAATCGGGCGTTTCTATCATTGACAAAAAAGATGTTATATTAAAGATTCGCCCCATTATTGGCACTAATTGTGTAAAACACCGCGCCAAATCCGGGTGTATATCTTTGGCACTCTCTACGTGATACTTATTATTATAAAAATTCATACCAACGACTTCTACAACTTCGTAATGAACATCTAAACCGCCCTCTTTTAACAACTTTACTTTGGTTAGACTAAATGATTTTTCCGACGGGATAATCATTACATTCTTTTCTTCACTCATAATTCTTTTTTTTAAGTATTCGACAAAAATAAAATTTAAATCCAACTTTTGGAAAATTCCTCATCTTTAAATGCCTCGGCAAGTCCTGTTATTTGTTTTAATCTTAAAACTTCGTCCGCGTCCATGCCTAATTCTATACCAATTCTCGCATTTGTCCAATTATGCTTTTTAAGCATTGTAATTAACTTTGCAGATAATTCTACTTGATGCGTACCCCGGGCGAGATTATGCCTTACCGTAGAAGTTATACGATCTTCTATCGATTTATTTTTACCGAATAACACAATACTTTCCCCATAAACTCTTTAATTGGATAAAAGAAGGGTAATTACCCTTCTTTCATTTACCTATGATAAACATTTCACTTTCTTGTTTGCTTGTAAATGGTATTTGATGCGTTTTAGATTTAAAATCCACTTTCGACAATTCAAATTGCTTATCTGTAAAGAACCTCACTTCATAAGCCGCCGATAAATTATTTTGTTGAATATTTTTTACATAATCTATCGCGCGATCGCTTGTCATAAAATGTTCAAATACTTTGCTTGTATCAATGCAATTTCTTTGTGTATAACCGCTTCTAATGACTTTTAAATCTTTTTTCGGTATCTCTTTCCCGTTTACGCTTTTAAATTCAACCCATGTGATTTTGTACGCTGAAATTTCATTTGTATTCATAACTCTTTTCTTTTTATTCCCGGGAAACCGCCCGGTCGATCATCTTTGATATTGCAAATATAAGCACTTTATTTTAATTACCAAAACTTTTAACTATTTTTTTGTTCTCCGTTTTTATTTGCCTCATCATATATTTTTTGTTTTAATTCTATTATACCTAATTCTACTAATGGCTTAACGCATTTAAAGAGTGATCTAACGTCTTCTATTGCATTATGCGCCTCAAAACTTTCTCCCGGGAATAACTTTGTATAAAGCTCATCTAACTTTGGGTATTTGTTCGGTTTGCCATTCGGATAACGTGCGCCAACAAATTTAATGGTACTTTTCATTGTATCTATACGTTTTCCCTTAAACAATGCCTTTTCCGCTTTTTCTTCATAATATTCGCGCCCCATTACACGCAAAATCATCGCTTTAATAATCGAGGTGTCAAAATAAATATTATGCCCAATAAGCAAATAAGCGTTATTACAATCGTCTAAAAATTCGTCTATTATTTCAGAAAATTGTACCCCCTCTCTTAATGCTCTCTCGGTTGTTATGCCGTGTATTTTTACTGTTTCGGGGGGTATCATCCAATTTTTAGGGTATATAATATAATTACGCTCTTTACCATTAAAAGACCATGCCAATTGTACTATATTGGGGAAAGTTATAAAATCGGTTTCCCATTTCTGCCCTTTTATTGGTATTCCGGTTGTTTCGCAATCAAACACACAAATGTTTGATAAATCTATATTTCCCATAATCAAATAGTATTAGGATCATCGATAAATAAATAAAATTCCTCGGCTGCCAGTTGTTTTAATGTCTCTATATGTTCGATTAATTCGGCATTGCTTAACTCGCTAATCTCCCTTAACCGTGCTTCATATTTCCCGGCATCATTTACCCATTCTTCCAACATTATAGGAGAATATTCTCGCAATCTTTGTTCTGTCTGTTTTTCTGTTAATCGTTCTCCATTATCCAAAAATGCAGACTTAAACATTGGCACGATGTAATTATAGTAATATCCGCGTAACGCTGCCGATGTTCTGGGATTGCTAACTATAAAACGTGCTATAACCTTTTTGCCGGCGTGCATTGCAAAGAATTGTTTTAATTCTCCCATATACATAGATAACGCCCCGTTGTTGTTAATAACTCCGGTTGCGCATATTTCTTTCTTTTTCATCAAGAATTAATGTCTTTATTGTTTTATTAAATGCCTCATCACCTATTTGTTTTATAATGCTCCTTTCTAATCGTCTTTAACTCTTTTAAGATGTTAGAAACATGGACATAAAACATTTCCATTTTCAAAATATCTTCAATGTTAAGTTTTGATACTGAAATTACATCGTTTTGATTTTTACTGTTAACACCAAAACCAAACAACGCAAAATCGCCCTTACAAGGGTCGCCCGGGAAAACTTCGTTTAATTCACTTGTGATTTCTTTTGCTGTTATTATATCCGCCTTTTTTCTCTTTGTTAATCCTAACTTTAATGCTTCTTGCAAAACATGTGTATCGACTGGAATAATCAAAGATGCCGGAGAAATTGTACCCCATACACCAAAATCTACCGGGGATTCTTTACGCACAACCCACCGCAAAAACATATTCAAACGTTTACACGCCGATCGGGTATCTTCATTTGGTACGCCGTTTACATCATGAAAATAATATTGCAACGCATCTAACGGATAACTACTATCCATTGCCGTTTCCATGTCCGGATATAAACGATATATGTATCTTAAACGCTCACAAAGTTTATAAAAGTCTTTATATCTAAAAGTCCGATAAAGTATTTTATCTTCATCTTTAAAACTCGGATTAAAATTTAATATATAATCATACGGCCGTCCATTGAATAAACATTTGTCTACAAAGTCAGCTTTTTTAATGATTTGTTCACGATTACCCCATGACAACCACGATGTAACAAACGCCGAAATTTCAATGTCTTGTTTAACAGTATATCTATGAGGTATTTGTATAGGGTCAAATTTTATAAAATCGGCTGTCTCATACTCTTTTGCCCAAAACTTTAATATATCTTTAATAGTAGCCATTTTATCACTTTTATATAAAATCGAAAAAACGAACAATGGAATAATCTTTTTTAGAAAAAGCTCTTTCTTTTTCTCTCCTTTTCTTTCCTTTGAGAAAAGGATCAAATATCGGTACTGGCGCATGGCAATTTATCTCGCCCGTCTTTATCAAAGAGCAATATTCATTATATATTTTATGCCAACTTCTTTTATCGCTTATATAACAACAATTCGGGTAATAAGAGCGTAAAAATTCTCCTTTCAAAAAGTCTAATTCTTGCTCTATTTTGTTAGAATCGCCTCTATATCCTAATTTATTTTCGAGAACAATTCTATAATAAACATTGGCACATTCAAGTATTTTTATAGCCGTTAACACATTAATATTGTATTCGACCAATCCATGACAAACAACATATTTACCGTTTTTTATTCTCAATCGTATATCAAAGAATTTTACCCCGGCATTTATTTGCTCATCGATACCTTTTTCTTGACATCGCGAAAATGGTTGTAAAAGTTTCATATACCACCGTTTTACCGGATATGCGGTTAATGAATTATGAGATGCGTACATAATTATTGTTTTTCTGAATATTCCTCTATAATTAAATCTTCTTGTCCTCTTTTAACTTCCTCTATAAATCCTTGAAACCCGTTTTTTTTCGCGATTTCTATAATTGTTTTTAACCGTTTTTCGCCTAAACTTTCGCCCCGGGCTATTCTAAATACCTTAACTGTTGGATTGCTCGCAATTATTAGCTTCGTTGCGACTTCCATTATTTGCGAATCAGACACTTTCCCTGCAATAAACGGTACTCCATTTAACTCTAATCCCTCATCTGTAAACGATAATCCAGTAATGGGCAATTTAGATGTAGATATAAGTGTTTCACGTTCGGAAAGTAAACCGTTTATTTTATCCTCTAATATATCGACTTCTTTTACCTTATCCTCTTTTATTTTCTTCTTTGATAAGAAATCCTCGACTTTGGCGTTCATTTTGTTGTGTTCTTCCGCCTCGCGTATCTGCTCGGCAATATAGACCTTTTCCAGATCGTTTTTATCATACTCCGCTAACCATTTATCCGCGTTATTTTTACGTGTCTCTAAATCATTTTTTCTGTTTTCGATCTCGGCCAAACGATCTTTATAAGACCTCTCAACAACCTTACTATTATCGTCGAATCTCTTTAATATTTTTTGATAATCTCTTTCCGCTTTTTTGCGCTGTTTGTCTATATCTCTCATAGCTTCTTTATATTCTTTCTCGGCGCACGAAAGAAGTACCGGTATTTCCTCTAATTGTTTTATACGTTCTTCTCTTGCACTTCTCACCGTTTTTGCTTTTTCCAAAAGTTGCGCATTTAGCCGTTGTTCTTTTATTAAAACGGAAATATCTCGCGGTTCTGCATACTTTTGCAAGTCATTCGTATTTAGCCCTTTTTCCGCCGCCGAACATATTGCCGAATATGTTTTTATCTCTCTATTTAAATCGGTTCTTTCTTCTTTTAATTGAACAACATTTTTATCTATTTCGTCGATGCGATTTCGGATATCGATAGGCAATAAAGATTTTACGACATTTATTTGTCTCCGCCTACCCTCTGCCGTTTCCGACCAACGGGAAAATTCCACAGCGTCATAATCGGTATATCCAAAAACACTTTGCAACATCGATAAATTATCTGAACGAACACCGGTTGTTTTCTGTTTTATTGTCAGTGTTCCGCGTGGATTAGCTTTTGTAAAACGCAATTCAACTTCATATTCTTCCCCGTCATCGCCCACAATCATTTTTGCAAATCCTTTGTTTTCGCCATTTCTTAAAACAGAATCACGATTACCGGTAAGCAATGCGCCAATGGCTTTTAACACCGTCGATTTCCCCAACTCATTATCGCCAGTAATGAAATAAACATTACCGCTAAAATCGGCGTTAAATTCTTTAATTACTTGGAAGTTGACCAACTCTAATTTCTTTACTATCATAAGTATGTATTATATCATTTCTTGTAAATTATTCTCTACAATGGCACAAGCTAACACCCATGCTTGTTTTTTACTAACAAAGGCAACTCTAAAAGAAAAAGGATTCATTTTTGACAACACAGTTTCCGCTACTTTTGCCGCGAAACATTCTATTTTTACAACCTCTCTTAATACCGAAACAAGTCTTTCATAACCGAATTGGAAGCCGGCATAATCATATTTTGTATGACTTGATGCACCCTCTATCGCTCTTGCGACTTTGCATTTTAATTGATAATCATTCATAACTCTTTTCTTTTTATTCCCGGGAAACCGCCCGGTCGATCATCTTTGATATTGCAAATATAAGCACTTTATTTTAATTACCAAAACTTTTAACTATTTTTTTACGTTAAAATATTTTATAGTGCATTTGATTCGGCAAATTTTGCAATACCCATTTAAAATCATTTTGTAAGACAAAACGTCCAAAATGCAATAATAATAAAGCGTCGCAATTCCATAGAGTAACCTTAACATCAGGATAACAATCAATGGCCGCTCTTTGAAATCTTTTTTTTCTATCCTTTCTTTCCTCTCCTTTTACTCTTACTTTTAAGGTGTTTTGCCACTTCATAGGATTAACAAGGACGAAAGGAATATCACAAACAGATATAACCGTTTTTAATGTCTCAAAGTCAGCCAACATTCTTTGTATTCTAAACGCTTTCCCCGGATTGTCTTTTATATCATCGGGGCGCAATTGCACTTTTTCCAAAAAAATAAGAGGATTACAAATACTTGCTATATATTCAAAATATTGTCTTAAATCTAAAATATTAGACGGCATTTTTAACACCTCGGTTTTATAGTTAGGTCGCCATATAGCTAAACCGCCGGACTTTCCCGGATCTATTCCTATAATACAATCAATCGTTATTTTCTCCATTTTCAAAAGTTTATATAGTTATATATATATATATCGTCTTTAATCATTTGATCAAATGCGCATTTTATAGCCCTCTTACGAGCCATTATAAAAACAGTACTATCTATTTCTGCGCTGTAAATGCCTTGTTTCTGCACTCTAAACGCGGTAAACTTGTCGACAAAGCCATTTATTGCCCTTTTTAAATATAAATTATACGCGCACTCACGATCTTTTTCCGTCTCATTTATATCGTCGGCATAACCAATTGACAACAGCCATTTATATACAAATAGATCATCTATATTTCGTAAACGTAAAACACCCGTGTATTTATAACATAAATAAGCATGCAAACAGATATTAACAATGTGTTTGTGATATATAACTCTATCCTCATCAGATGAGGTATTATATCTCGGCAATAAACTATACGCCTTACTTAGCACATTTATTCGCTTTCGGCAATACGCATTTAATATCCGGCCGAAATAATCAATATTAAATTGCTGGAAATGTTTTTTTTCCGGATTACCGTTTTTATCCTTTGGTAAAAATTCATCTAATTCACCAGCAATCAACATTTCAAATGACAACTTTATTTCGCTTAATGAGAGGTTTAAATAATAAGTTTTAATAAATTGCAACAATCGACTACAAGTATATGCCCATTCGGAAGCATCAGACGGCAAAAAACCTACATCTTTGGCGATATATTTAAACAAAGAGGCCGTTTTATGTAACAATGTATTATCGTCTATATTTATTATAGGCGTTTTCAAAGATGCGTCAAAAACATTTCGTTCAATGGGAGATAGAATACTATCAATATCCGAATAATCATTTAGAAATCTCCTTAAATTAACCGATTTATCCGTATTATATGCGGACATCATTAAATTATCATGTTTTACTATCTCATTCATAGCTATTAGTTAAATACATCATTACATCGTCTATATTCTCGTTTTGCGCCGATGAGGATTTATAATGCACTTTTCCTCTCTCTACATCTGACCGAATAAAGTTTCTAACAGTTGCGATCCAACCATTATTTGTTCTCTTTACGTCTTTTTGATCGCTCCAATCAGAAACGGCGTGAAAATAATAGATTAAATCTATCCTTTCAAAATTCACACCTGCAAACCTTTTTTCAAAGTCTGAATAATCTGTAATAACCCCGTTTATATCTGTTTTTACGAGTTTATATATATCAGAATTTCTAAACAATGTTTTTCTATTTTTCCCCTCTTTATCGTTTATCTCGATTAATGCAGTCTCGGAGACTGCATTATTATTATTAT